TATGGACACAGGCCTAAGCGAGGTTCTTGTTTTCAAATTGTTCCGGACTGAGGCCGCCACACCAACTGTGCCGCCGCCACCGATTGTAATCACATTCGATATAATTAAACACCGTTGCCCGCATTATTTCCCGGCTGATAAAGTGTTCTCCATGGATACATTCCACTTTCAGCGAATGAAAGAAGCTTTCCACGCAGGCATTATCGTAGCAGCAACCTTTTGCGCTCATACTTCCACGCAGATTATGCCGCTTCAGTTGCGCCTGATAATCTGCTGAACAGTACTGGCCTCCACGGTCCGTGTGAACGATAACGTTCCGGGGCCTCTTACGCCGCCACAGCGCCATCTGCAGGGCATCGCAGGCCAGTTGCGCCGTCATGCGTGGCGACATTGACCAGCCAATAACGGCACGTGACCACAGGTCAATGACCACTGCCAGATACAGCCAGCCTTCATCTGTACGTAAGTACGTGATGTCTCCTGCCCACTTCTGGTTCGGGCCACTGGCGTAAAAATCCTGCTCCAACAGATTTTCTGACACAGGCAGGCCGTGTGCGCGGTAGCTGACCGGGCTGAACTTCCGGGAGGCCTTTGCCCTCAGTCCCTGACGGCGCAGGCTTGCCGCCACGGTTTTTACGTTAAAGGGGTAACCCTGAGCACGCAGTTCATCCGTCAGGCGTGGGGCACCGTAACGCTGTTTTGACCGGGTAAAAGCCGCGAGGACAACGCTGTCGCAGTGTTGGCGGAACTGCTGACGCGTGCTTATCCTTGTCCGCCGCTGACACCACGTATACCAGCCGCTGCGGGCCACCCGGAGCACGCGGCACATTGCTTTGATGCTGAACTCAGCCTGATGTTTTTCAATAAAGACATACTTCATTTCAGGCGCTTCGCGAAGTATGTCGCGGCCTTTTGGAGGATAGCCAGCTCTTCATCCCGTTCTGCCAGCTGGCGTTTGAGACGTGCAATCTCGGTAGACATCTCCAGTTCACGTTCAGAAGACGTCTGCTGATTTTGCTGTTTACTGCGCCAGTTGTAGAGTTGTGATTCATACAGGCTGAGTTCACGGGCTGCGGCAGTAACACCGATGCGTTCAGCAAGCTTCAGGGCTTCACTGCGAAATTCAGGCGAATGCTGTTTACGGGGTTTTTTACTGGTTGATACTGTTTTTGTCATGTGAGTCACCTCTGACTGAGAGTTTACTCACTTAGCCGCGTGTCCACTATTGCTGGGTAAGATCAACCTTTATTCGGTGAGTGCTTTGGTTAATCCGAGAAGTGGGATCTGTCCTTGCTTTTCGAGTCTCTCAATCTTCGCAAGTAGGACGGGCTTCTTCACCCTACCCCAACGATTCAGAAGACGGCCTGACATACTGGCCACATCCTTCTCCTTCATGAACTCCAGCATTACTGCATTTCGTTCTTCTTCAAACTGACGCCAGCCAACTTGAAGCATCGCGTACATCCAATTGAAAGCATTGATGTAAGCAATTTTGATCCGCATGGCTTCTTTCTTGGTGTAAGACATGACAAGAAGCATCAATCCATCCTTGCGGAGTCGGTAGAATTTCTGCGGTTTTCCATTCTGTAACTCATTGTTTCTATAGCAAAGCTCAAAGTTGAGCTTTGTATCAAACTCTGGTGGGCAAGCGTCTATGGTCCGTTCAATATCGCGAACTACGTTTTTCGACAGCTTACCGAATGCTTTCGCCACCATAAACGAATCGGTAACCGGATCGTTGTTTGCTACAAAAATCAGGTCTCGGAAATCGATGCCGTTAACAACTGTTGGGTAGTTCATAGCGTATACCTTACTTTGAGATGAACCTTTGCCGCATAGGAGATCAGCCCGTCGAGGCTCGCCAGCACTAACTAACTCCTCAAAGGCTCATTCCAAAAGGTTGGGTTCGACGTGATTGAATGCGCTGCGGTGCGCGGTGAAATGCAGATACAAAAAAGCCCCGGTATTAAACCGAGGCTTATAATTCTTTCTCTTTTTCAGAGAATGCGGATTAATGAACGTGCTTCATTGCTGGTTTCATCACAGCTTGGCACATATTTACTACTTTCATTTCTCATTTTCAATTTATTTTTTTGCACAGTTAGCCTGCACTGATTTATTGTGCACCAATATGTCCCGCTTCGTCTGCTTATCCAGCACGGCAATATCGTGTTCAGTGAGGTAGATAATGTCCACCCAGTCACAGGCTGTGTCCGTTAATTCAGGTTTTGCGGGTAAAGTTTTCGCGCAACTCACGGTCAACATCGTCATCAGGAAGATGATTAACAGTCTGCTGTACACCCCTGGCTCCTTTTGTTGTCTCTACCCGGCGTTCAGCCACTGCTTCAGTGGCAGCGGCCTTTTCTTCGGTGCGTTGCTGGTTGGCTTTCGCTTCGGCTTTGCTGGTGCCGCGCGAATGGCCTAATCCAAATGCGGCGGCTATAGCAGCTAAAACAGCTGCAAGGAGTCCGATAATCATCTCAAGCGTCATATAACCACCCGCTCCTTTACCCAGCCATAAACAAACGTCTCGTTCGCGCTGCGCTGTTCTGCCAGTTCAAGATAACGTTGACCCTGGCTGCAATTCAGAGCCCGGAGCATTACCAGCTCTCCTTCTTTCCCGCGTCGAGATAGGTAACTTTTTAGCGCACTAACAGTTCGCGGACCTATAAAACCATCCGCAATCAGTTCGGGATAGAGCGTGCCCTGAATGTTGAACACGTTCAGCCAGCGCTGAAACCACTTGGTCTGAACCGATGGCCCCATGTTTACGCCCGTGTCGCAGAGTTCAGCGGCGATGGCTGGTGACACCTCAGAAATAAGGTCGAATCGCGGGCCTGTCCAGTAGTCAGCCGTCAGAATATCCAGCGCCTGCTGGCGGGTGAGATCGCGCATATCTCCTACATACCCATGTGCCCGCGCCGTTGCCTGAGTGATACCCCAATTCGTTGGGCCGCCTTTATCGTCGGGATGGTTAACATAGCCGCCCTCTTTGCCAAGGATGGCATTGAAGATATCGTCTTTAGTCATTAGTGCCTCAGATGATCAACCAGCCGCGCTACGTTGCCTCTGACGGCGACAAGCACAGACAGGAAAATAATGTTGGCCCCGATAGTGGCCCAAGATGAATAAGGGTAGATACCGCACAGATACGCCAGCGGTACGGCGCTATAAATGACCGTAAGCAGCCAAGCTAAGCGAGATATCCACGGTCGATGTCGCGAATCGCCGCGACGGTAAAACATCAGGGTCAGCACTACCCCAGCGCAGAGTAACGCATTGATAGTTGCCGATGGGTCATTTAGTACCACCTGAACCTCCCCGGCGCGTTATCAGCGCCACCAGCGAGCCAACATCCTGATTATTCAGGAACGTCAGGATTTTGACGGCTAAAGCAGAAACGATTACGGCACCAATGGCATCCAGTGGTTTATCACTGTAGCCAGTAACCTGAGCCAGCTTTGAACCCACCAGCCCGGAACAAAGGATCCCCGCAATATACGACACCAGAAAATATGCCAGACGGCGCGCTGCACTCAGGTCCGCTGTGGTGGCAATGTAAAATACAGCCCCGGCAAACGCGCCAAAGACCACGCCGTAATCGGTTCCGGACAGAAATCCATAGACGCTGGCCCCCGTCAGGACACCACCAGCCAGCCCAGTACCGGAAATCGGATCGGACATTTAGCCCCCTCTTAATTGCTGTGAATCCTCTCAGGAATGAGGGGAATAAAAAAGGCCGCATAAGCGACCTCGACATTTGGATGTTAGTTTTTTTATATCCAGTGGCTCATCAATTCCGGCTGTACCTTTTGAAGCACTTCTTGCGGTGATGGGGCTTCAATAATTTCTGAGAATACACATCCCCTATCATTGAGTCTATGCTTAAACCTTGCCATTTTAGCGCTATCTCTATCAAGATACTCTTCTGAAACAACAAGATGCTTCTCAACTTCCAAACCTTCTTCTTTATGCTGGTAAACGTAATAAAACCCCATGGAGTCTCCTTTCATTTAGGTGCCTGTTATGAATACCACCATAAAGCAAAAAACCCCGCCAAAGCGAGGTTTAAAATCTTTTAAGTACGTGTCCAAGTGACCAATCTTAACACAGTACAACAAGATTTGCGGACCGCGCTAGGGATTTCTTATTCTTTTTTACCAGATTAGATGCAGCTCGACATCTATAAAGAATCATTATTATATTCAATCTTTAAATAAGTTCATAGTTGAACCCTAGCACTTCCACCATTTTGAACTGGTGAAATATAATCGGAGAACTCAGGATATAAGGAAATTTTACCAGAGGTTAACATAAACATAAATGTACCGAAAAACTTCATGTGGAAATATTCATCATCTTTTGGAGTCAAGAAGCAACTTTTAAAGTTTTGCTGGCGAAGCATCGGGAATGGAAGTTTCACTCCATCCGGGGCTGAATAGGCAAGAAGCCCATCTTCGATACTAAGGATTAGGTTATGCCTATGCCTAAATTGTATTTCATCAGAGTAAAGATTATCTAGTTCATTTTCTATATTGCTTATATCAAAATCAAGCTTCTTACAGATCAATATGCTAGAATAAACATGAAAAGGGTTGTTTTCCGGATCAAAGTTAAAACTGCTAGAGTTAAAACTTAATGAAGGGTTTTTTATTCTCTCGGCGATTGCTTTATTTTTCGCCAGTTTGTTAATGGCGTCTCGAAAAGCAGCGCGAGATAAATTTGACTTAACCTCACCAATGCAGTAAACAGATTCAATTGGGAAAAACCTATGTTTATCTCCACCTTGAAAAAGTGGTGTCATTTTAGAATCAAAAATAACAACATCACACTGCGTGCTAATGTCATCCATCGCGGACATTAAAAAACCATTAGATATAGCAAGTCGCTGAGGAACTATAAAGTTCAAAAAATCCCTTACTACCGACTCACGATATATTCCATATTCACCAGCATGAATAAGACGATTGTTTTCAGGATCATAAAAAACTTCAGTTGAAGTTGCGGAAAAAGAATTTTTTAAAAATATCTATTTTCTCACGGTATAGTGCATCAAATATCCTATTTGACATATTACCCTCCTGTATATATGAATACCCATGATACAAATATAGTCTCATCATGGGTATACACTTCAGAGCATAAATTAACTTATCTCAACATCCATATCTAGTGTTATGTCTAGCATAGAAAGGCAACCATCGATGAACCCTTCAGCCATCTGCATTTCAATACGTATCAATTTCTCATCTTTTTTGCGAGCTCTTGCAAGCTTTCTTTTCGAGATGCCATACAGGTAATGGGCCACAATCAAAGAATGCTCGTACGGTTTTCGCTTTTTAAGAAGAGCAAGACAACCTTCAATAATTAATGCATCACTATCTGAACAAGCCTGACGTGTTTTGCTTGTATAGGGAAGAAGCCCTTTAAACCCAGCAGCTATAGGAGAATAGTCTACTCCTGAACTATCACTCGCCGCCCATGCTCCCCAACGATCCAGAACCATTTGAATATCACGCATCAACTTTCTCCACAAAATCAGGCCAGCACGCCAATTGCCAGCGCACGATCGATAAAACGAAATATCAGCTCCAGCTGGGAGCCATACCTCTCTTCAAATGCCACGGTATCCGCATGCAGCTCGTCGTGATGCTTTCTGCACAAAGGCAACACAAAAAGGTCATGCGCTTTTGTACCCATTCCACACTGACCGTGGCCTATCAGGTGGTGGGGATCATCAGCGGGCTTTCCACAACATGCACACGGCTGTGTCTTAACCCAGCGCGTGTACTTTTCATTAACCCAGCGGCGACGTTTTGGGCGTAACATAAAAGACTCCGGCGACTCCGGATCCACTTTCAGCGCCAGCACCTTTTTCGCTTTATCCTGGATGATGCTGGTGGCAGGAATCGAAGGCACAAGGTCACTTTCCCGGGTGACAGACGGCACAACAGGCTTCGGTAATCTCAGTGCCTTACGGGCTGCACTTTCCGGTAAGGCATCCGCCAGTTCATTACGAATCAGCCACCAGCACAGTTCCGGCATTGTCACAACGTGACTATCATCAAAACCGAGATCACGGCGCACAACAGATAACACCCAGCGGGCACAGTTATCCGTTGCCATTGATTCCAGCCGTTCCGTGAACTGATCGCGCAGCTGGTTATCGCAGTGCCAGCACAGACGGATTGCGCCCGGAGCGTGTCGCATTGTGGTCATGTTCTCGCTGTGCCAGTTGGAATGAGGCCACTGACAGCCCTTTTCACGAAGTAACCAGCTTTCAAGACATTCCACGCCACCAGCACGACGGATCACTGCCTCATTGCGGAACACGGCCCGAACGGCAGGATCATCCGCCAGCGGTTGTGATGCTGCCGGAACGGCACCACTGGCGAAAGATGAATAACGTTCCGGCTCAGGCTCCAGCAGGACACGCCCCTGCATAAACAGGGGCATCAACTCTGAACCTGGTCTGAACAATACGATCCCCATACGCGGGGCAATTTCAGGGGTCAGTAGTGCTCTCACGGTCACCTCAATGAACGGTATCGAGCAGCTTTAACAGCTCAGGGATCGGGATTCGAAGAAATGCGGCTGCGTCTCGCGCGGATTTGCGGGACTGGTGATGTTCTTGCCGAACATGCAACCTTTCGCTGTCAGCGACCAGAATTTTTTGATGTTGTTAATCGCGGTACGGCTGTATCGTTCGCGCTGCTCGACGATCCCCAGCTTCACCATCTGGTGATATGCCTGATTAGCCGTCAGGCGGATACCATACTGTTTCAGCAGTGCACTCAGTGACAGTGTCGGGCGACTTGAGCCATCGTGTGCATCAGCAGGAGCATCAATGGCATAGCGCGGTGCCAGATTCGGTAAGCCAACAGCCTCCTGAAGTTTCTGACAGGCTCCAAGCACTGAAGAGTTAGACAGATTTAACTCCCGGCGCATAAAGTCCAGCAGAATCACGCCAGCCTGCATCTTGTCAGCAGCCTGTCCGGATAATTTTTCAGGTGCACTGGTTACCATGTCGAAAGTACGGATCACCTTCAGATGGAATGACGGGCTGATCCACATTGCATAGGCATACACCAGTTCTTTGCAGACATACGTCCCCTGGTTATTTCCGCCACGAATAACGTTAACTGGCTCTATATTGACCGAGTTGCAAATCTGCAACTCGCTTATTAAACGTTCAGTTTGCTCATTGCGGAGCCAGAATGCAGGCTTATGCTTATCCAGAGAACCGGCAGCCCTGTGCAGATCGTTCAGGCTGTAACGCCCATAAGCATCACGACGAACTTCAATACCATCAATGACCATCAGATTATTCATACTTCGTTTCTCCTCTTGATCAGGCGGCTGCACCCGCCGTTTTCTCGTACTTACTGATAGTGATCTCGACCTTCCCTTCCGGGATAACCGGTCCCCACTCCACCAGCATTCTTTTCACCTGACTGTCGTCTTCCCACACACCCGCGTGGGTCAGGGCGTCAAACAGCGCCTTGTTATAGTTGTCCAGATCGCGGATCCGGTTATCCGGAGGAAACAACACGATCTCCACTGAAGCTGGTGCCGACGTTGGTTTCGGCAGACGGCGTAACTGCTCAATGATGGCGGCACACGCCGCGCCCTGGAATTTACGCCCCGCCGCGCTTATCAGGCTCTTACCTGCAAAAGCCCCTTTGTTGGGGTGTCGCCAGTACGTGTTCACGCTGGGGGGAAACGGCAGGATCAGCTTCATACTTTCAGCCCCCTCTCATGTAACCAGTGGGCTGCACGCAGCCTGGCGTTTTCCTCACCGGCAAGCAGTGCGCGGATAATCCCGACCACCTCGCTGTCGTCGTCCTTCACCGCGGTATGAAGAGTTATCCCCCGGGCCACGCCACGCTTTATCGTGATGACGCCTTTTTTCTCCAGTGCGCGAAGATGCTCCACCGCTGCATTCACCGAACGGTATCCCAGCATGGTTGCCACCTCCTGATTGGTTGGCGGAAAGCCACGTTCTTGCTGGTAAGAAATCAGCATATCCAGCACCTGCTGCTGTCATTGAGTTAACGTCGTCATTAAGCCCCCACGTAATTCCCTGAAAGATACCATTCATCACCCGATACAGCGCGCTTGCTGCTTTTCCGTAAGCACAGCTCACGACGCGCCAGAAAGTTGTTTCGTTCTGGCTGGGAGTGACTTTCACGGAATGCCACCATCCACACCGTTGCAGCACGACGGTATAACCCCCTCGACTCCAGTTCTTCAGCCTGGCGGGTCAGGCATAAAATCACCCGGGGATCGTTAGTGCCGACATAGAAATTGCGCACAGGTCTGGTTTCTCGAACTGGTTGTGGTTCCGGTTCCTGCGCTCTCTCAGTCAGGCGCGGGAAATGTCTGCGTGTATCTCCTTCACAACGGTGAGCCACACGCCCACTCTGACGTAACTTGCTTGCTGACTGCAGAACGCGCTGCCGTGAGTAACCAGCAAAAGCATCCGCAATGTCTCCGGAAGTACACCCCGGATGGGCTTCAATGAATTTCTGAACGTCATTTAACAGACTCATGATCACCCCCTGAATCCTGCCGGGATCTGGCTGTAGTCCACGTTGTCGTAACTGGCTTTGAAGTACGGGTCTTCACGTTTTTCTGTGTGCGTGCTGACGGACGGCGATAAGCGCAGGGAAAGCTCATCCCATTTTTCCCGCAACTTCGACGGGCTGAGCACGTTACGGCACCAGAACGGATCGCGGCTGACGCGGCTGTACATCTCGCAGATTTGTTTGTGAGTACGACCATCCTGCACACACATCAGGCGAATTTCGTTTGCCCAGGCTGTCCAGTTAGGTTCTTTGGGACGAACCACCTCGCCGTCACATTCGGCGGCCTGCTCGTACAGGGCGATGATTTTTTCCAGAGCCACTGTGCGCAGGTCAAATCATCCTGCGTTCCCCACTGGCGCTTTTTAGGGCTGAATACAACCGCATCAGGATGGCGAGTTAAAAACTCCTGTTCAGCCGTCTGCGTGTCCGGTTGCGAAGCGTCCGGACGAGAAGTTTTTTTTATCTGACGGATCATGTTTTGATTTTACTGACGGATCCCCGCCAGATTCTGACGGGTGAAAACCCGCTTTTTTGCCAGATTTCGACGCATCAAATTTTGACGGGGCAGATTTTGATGCGTCAGATTTTGACGGGTCAGAATCTGACAGTTGAGAAAATGCCGCTGCCTGAAGCTTCGCAACGTTAAGCTGATAAACATTCGACGCATTACGGTTACCCTGGCGACGCGCCTTACGCGTTAACCAGCCTTCTGCTTCCAGCCGTGCGATAGCCGTTCTGACGGTACTCATCCCCGCGCCAATCTGACGGGCAATGGTTTCAATTGATGGCCAGCACACACCTTCGTCATTACTGAAATCAGCCAGGCGGGCCATAATTGCCACGCTGGATAACTTCATGCCTGATGCAGCGCAACCATCCCATACATAGCCGGTTAATTTAGTGCTCATGACCGACCTCTATTTCCCTGAATTTACGACGAAACTGTTCGAGCGGACTGAAGCATTCATGCTCATAACCTTCGCGGAGGTAGATAACCCGTTGTGTTTCCGGCTCCCAACGAATGACTCTGACGGGCACTCCGTAGTGATCTTTGAACCAGCGGTTAACTTGTCGCAAAGGACTGTCTCCTTCTGCCGGTTGAAATCACCCACAGCCCACTCTGCAAAGCTGTGGGTTACAATTTCCCTGTCACCTGGTACATTCACTGCATAGCAATATTCCACCTTCGCTTTTCCACCCGGTACAGGAAGCGCAATCAGTTGCGAGCGACGGTAGTGTGTTGTTAAACTGTTCATGCGTTAGTTTCTCCACAACCAGAAGCAATCGACGCCACGACGCCCGGAGCTGCACACTCGCGGGCGTCATTACTTTCTGAAATGCAAAAAATTTTTGTAGACAAGTGCTGCATGCTCCTGCAGCTTCGAAATTGAGAGATACAGCTCGTCGTTAATTGCTGTCTTCTCATGCGGTTCCACTACACCGTCTTCGATTGCTGAACGAATCTGTTTTGAATAACTGCCGATCTGTTCAATGACTTCCAGCAGACGCTGGTTAATATCGGCGTTGTCCACATCCTCGACGTCAGGAAGAGACACAAAGACGCCATTTGCAGACTGCGCCACAGCATCAGCAATGAAGTGAGTGCCACCAGCACGCTGTAAAACCATTGCCCATCCCAGCGGGAAAATCTGATCGCCATCTGCACGAAGGCGGTTGAATAAAGCGTTTTCTGTTACATCGAGCCAGTCAGCCGCTTCAGCGTAACCACCCGGCAACGCCGCGATAGTTTTTCTGACAGCTTTCACGTACCACTCAGGCTGTTTTTCTATTTTCCAGTGATGCTTACCCACGATTAGCCTCATCGTTCTGTGGTTAAAAATTGAAAGTGTTCTGCTAATCTTTCGGATAGATATCCGGTCTTAAGTCAGATTTCGTAATTGCACCTGACGTGCATTACTCAAGTTTTTTAGCCAGCACAAAACTGGCTTTTTTATAGCCATTGAAAACCAGCCGTAAGTAGCCAGGTGTTGAGCCAACTTTTCCGGCCAACTCGCCCTGCTGTTCTTTGGTTAAAGAGTCCCAATACGCTTTCATACAATATGTACCTCCGGTGTACATATTACATGATTGAAATGAACCTTCAAGATACTTGTACCTTAACGGTACAAGGGTTTTAATTTCGTTATGAAAACAATCCATGACATCCGGCGGTCTAACGCCAGAAAACTGAGAGATGGTGTTGGCGGGAATTCTTCCTTTGCCACTATGATTGATCGCGAGCCAACCCAGACCAGCAGGTTTATGGGAGATGGTGCTACTAAAAATATCGGTGACAGCATGGCACGACACATCGAAAAATGTTTCGACCTGCCTGTCGGATGGCTCGATCAAGAACACCAGACAACGAACATCACAAAAAACCTGATGTTTCAATCACTAATAAACAAATCACATTAGTCCCTGTCATATCATGGTACAGGCCGGAGCATGGAAAGAAGTTGGATATTCTGAGGTTGATTTGAGCACAGCAGAAACGTATCCCTGCCCTGTACCCTGTGGGGAAATGACTTATATCTTGCGGGTGATAGGTGATTCAATGATTGATGAGTACCGCCCGGGAGACATGATTTTTGTCGATCCTGAAGTACCTGCCTGCCACGGTGACGACGTTATTGCATTGATGCACGATACAGGTGAAACCACCTTCAAAAGGTTGATAGAAGATGGGACACAGCGTTATCTCAAAGCGTTAAACCCAAACTGGCCTGAGCCTTACATTAAGATCAACGGTAATTGCTCTATAATTGGTACAGTGATTTTCTCAGGAAAACCAAGAAGATACAAAATCAAAGCCTAATCAATGTTTATGAACCTGCTTCGGCAGGTTTTTTTATACTTGACAATGTACCTTTGAGATACATAATGTACCCAAGCGAAACAACGAACAGGCAGGACGCCCACGAAGTAGCCGCCTGGGGCATATGAAGTCCAGGATGATTCGTTAGCAACAAAAAAGCGCCCTATAGGACGCTTCGCTCTTTAACAATCTGGAGATCCCCAACACTTAACGGGATTTTGGCTTCGGTTCTGGCGGTGAAGGACGAGGTTTTAAGGGTATATGATCCTCTTTCCATGTATATATAAATGCATTCATTTGGTCATCTCAATATAGAATCCATTATTAATTCATACTCATAAAGCCTGTGTGACTTTGGTGATGGTGGTCTGGGCTTTGGAGGTACATGGTTAGGGATTATGGGAATTCTATTTGTCATTATTACACCTTTTTGACCGAGGCAAATCTCCAGCAAACCATGCGATAACGCTATGCATGAATGATATTTCTGACTCATCAACACGTCCCAGCGCAATACAGGTCCGTTTGAACGCAGCATCTTGTAAAGATCTCCATGGATTACTATCAGCGTCTTGAACCTTTAAAAACCGAGTGCGTAGTTCGTCATCAGAAAGGGAGGAAAACTCAACAATCAACCTTTTATACTGTCGCATCTGTTCCTTTGATAAGCCAGCTTCCTGCCCAAATTGGTATACCAATTGAAGCACCGACAAAATAGCTACAGATGCGCCAAAAATAAACATATTGCTATATGGCGCAAAAACAGAAAAGCCCAAGACAATGAGAACAAGAGTTATGCTCTTGTCTATCCGATTTAAAAGGGTGTAATTCATTTTCTCAAGAAAGAAAGAATAATGAATATCGAATGCTAGATCGTCTCGAGTCATCTCTATTCCCTTACATTTCAGGTTTCGGCTCAGGGATCGGTGCTGGTCTCTGATTTACCGGAACATGAAATTTTTCATTGCTATCTACGTACATATTTCCTTCCTACCTGTTGTTGGGATATCCAGATTATACCGAATCCTTGTTGTTGGGGAATAACCAGGTCCACCTCGCCTGATGTGGCTAAAAGCAGGCACATAACAGCTAAGTATTTTCAACCAGAGAGAATCCTTAGCGTTGTGGTGAATGCGGCTCAGCGCACGCGGGTTAAGGTTGAGGCTGACAGTCGACCTTCTGTGGATACCCACCCGTCTGGTGTACAACCTTCGCCAGGCACCGGGAGGCACCCGGCACCACAACTTTATGCTGTGTGTTGTCTTGGCGGTACCAGCTTGTACCCTTGCTTCCGGCTGGTACCGTCCTTTTTACAAAACAGAGAAGAGCATCATCGGACGACGGGCTCATAACCCAATCCATCCGGGCGGCTGCCACCACAGGTGTTCTTCTCTGTTTTGTGGAGAAACTAACCGCCCTACGGGGGCATTTATGGAAATGTAATTGACTCAATAATCGCCGGACGGTGAGGGCTTCCTTTTACCCGAATTCAGCGCGGTGCAGCGCATATACGTGGAGAACAAAATGTCATTTATTAAAACTTTTTCCGGGAAGCATTTTTATTATGACAGGATAAATAAAGACGACATCGTTATTAACGATATCGCGGTTTCCCTTTCAAATATCTGTCGCTTTGCAGGACATCTTTCACACTTCTACAGCGTCGCCCAACATGCGGTGCTTTGCAGCCAGCTGGTACCGCAGGAATTTGCTTTTGAAGCGTTAATGCATGATGCAACAGAAGCGTATTGCCAGGACATCCCGGCTCCACTGAAACGCCTTCTTCCTGACTATAAACGGATGGAAGAAAAAATAGACGCCGTAATCCGTGAAAAATACGGGTTACCCCCGGTTATGAGCACGCCTGTGAAATATGCCGATCTCATCATGCTGGCAACCGAACGCCGCGATCTCGGGCTTGATGATGGCTCTTTCTGGCCTGTACTGGAAGGCATCCCGGCAACAGAGATGTTCAACGTGATTCCACTGGCACCGGGCCAGGCCTACGGGATGTTTATGGAACGTTTTTAACGAGTTATCGGAGTTACGCAAATGCGCATGAATGTTTTCGAAATGGAAGGGTTTCTTCGCGGGAAATGTGTACCGCGAGATCTGAAAGTGAACGAAACAAATGCTGAGTACCTAGTACGTAAATTCAACGCGCTTGAAGCTAAATGTGCGGCACTGGAAAACAAAATAATACCAGTGTCAGCTGAACTGCCACCAGCAAATGAAAGTGTTCTGTTATTTGATGCTAGTGGAGAAGGCTGGCTGATTGGCTGGCGTTCTCTCTGGTACACATGGGGGCAAAAAGAAACCGGAGAATGGCAGTGGACATTTCAGGTCGGGGACCTTGAAAACGTCAATATCACTCACTGGGCAGTAATGCCGAAAGCACCGGAGACTAAGAAATGAGCGTGATAAAAACTCATACAGGAATTGTTATCACCCGAGACGGTGAAAAGCGGATGAAATTACATTCCACTGAAACGTCCTGGGTTGCCGGACGTTGTGAATCCTACGACAAAAAGACTGGTTACCGTTGGGGGGCGCCAAACATGCGTCGCCGTCTGATCCTGGACAGCATCAGGCCAATAAAACAGGTAGCAACCAGAGAACAAAATTAATTATCAGGACTGGAATTTGATATTACTGCCCGAGTGCAGCGGGCTAAGTGGAGAAACAGCCATGGCAAAACTAATGAAAGCGAGCCAATGGGGACGCCGTGAATTCTCTAATGGCTCAATTCCTGACAACCGAACGATAAAACGTTGGGTCGAGAACGGTCTACTCATGGGACGCATCGTGGACGGTTCTGTTTTTGTCTGCGAAACAGAAAAATGGGGAGTCGACTCAATGGTTAGTCAAGCTGTTCGCAAGTTAATAAACGAGGGGTGACCATGGCGGCAAGGCCACGTAAAAAAGAATACAGACATCTTCCTGATTATCTGATTTTTGATAAAGATCGAGGTGTTTATAAATTCACACTTATTACTGGAAAGAAGAAAAATATAGGTAAGGATAGGGCAATAGCCATTGCAATCGCCAGAGAGTACAACCTGAGGATGAGAGCAGAATTATCTCCATCAGTAGAAAATCTTATTAGAGAATCTGGCGGTGTTATCGGAGAAGCAAAACCATTTGCTGAACATGTTGATCACATAATGACCCGGATTATCGAAGACGAACGTCCTTCCCAGAGCACCTTAGATGACTGGAAAAATGACGCTCTACGCGTAAAAGCGTTTTTTCGTAAATGTTCCGGCATGCGATATCGAACTTGAACACGTTAATACCTACATCAACAAATATCATGCCAGCGCATCCGCAAATGTGCAGAACAGAAAGGTCAGCTTTCTTAAAAAAGTTGTTCTCTTATGCGGTCGATGAATCACTAATGCTGGATAACCCGGCCATCAGAAAAAAAATGCGTAGGACTGATGAGAAGAAAAAGACGGCGCCTGTCACTCGAGCATTTTATAGCTATCAGGCAGGCCGCTGCACCATGGTTAAGAACAGCAATGGACCTAGCATTGCAAACTACACATGCACGACTCGAAGTATCGCGAATCCGTTACTCAATTCGCGAACCTAAAGACGGTATATGTGGATGTGTCTGGTTCGAACAACCACAAAATGGCATATATGGGACGCTTTACATCCACAGGCAAAAAGTGCAAAAAAAAAGAGGCGTCACACGTTGCAATACCAATTGGTGAAGAGTTGAAACGGATAATTGACGATAGCCGAGATAATGTGGCTAGTCCGTTTGTCGTTCACAGAATCCCAGAACGCCAAGTTAAACGAAGCAAAGAGGTTTCACATCCGACACAAGTTGCACCAGACTATTTGAGTCGATCGTTTTCAGCAACGCGAGACAAGCTAGGTTTATGCGACAATCTACCGATGGATGAAAGACCAACCTTTCATGAAATCAGAGCTCTGGCAGCGCATCTTTTCGATCAGCAGGGTATCGATCCCCAAGGACGAATGGCACATAGCGACGCTCAGTCGACTAAGATTTACACTCAAAACCACATTAATTGGATTGTCGTTCCACACGGGGAAATCAAAACTGGTTAAAATTGCATTAATTCAGATTTTATCCTTGCATTGCTATGGTACAGACCTAAACAAGCATGTGCCAAAAACAGGCTATTGTAGGGATACTCACATCTTTCAGGTATTATATTTTGCATAACCGAAAGTGAGGCAACAAACAGAAATGCCATGCTTTTAAACGCGATACTTCACAATAAGAGTTAAGGTAAAAGGAGCGATAATGGAAGATTTAGTATGTAGTTGGTCACCGAAACTAATCGTTGAACTGATAAAAAGCATTGCATGGCCAGTTGTTGTTCTTATCATCGGATTCAGATTCCGAACTCGAATTTTTGAAGTTGTCAGTTCTTTTTTTTCTAAAAATACGCTATCAGAAATATCCGCGACTTTATCGGGTATATCGGCAAAATTCATAGCAGAGAAACAAACAGCAGAAGTATTAGAATCTTCAAATTCTAATTTGGCGAGCTTACAAAAGAATACGAGCATTGAAGCTATAAGAATACACCATGAACAATTTAAAACTGAATTCAGTGAAGAATTATATCAAATCATATTGAAACAAGCATCTGATCTAGATACTGACAATGAAATTAAAATTGATTTATTGGCACGAGAAATATCTCTTTTGCAAAGTGCTGTAAGATACTTTGAAATAAACAAGGTATTATTCCGCTCACAATATGACTTATTTTATACAATTGCTAGCAATGGTGGTTATATCCGCAAAGAAGATGCTATTCAGTTCTTTGAAAAAACAAAAAATCATAATAAAGAAGCTTTCGCGGATTGGGATTGGATCAAATATATTTCGTATCCAGTAAGCAATAAACTCATTTATGAAAGTGATGCTGGTTACAAACTCACTACGATAGGAAGCTCATATGTAGCTTTTATGTCAAAGAACCCACAATTGATTGACGAGCTTGCTAAATTATAA